CTATTGGAGTTGGTGGAGGTGGAGGACTAGGTTGTACTAATTCTCTACCCTCATCTGGATTAACAAAATAATTTTCAACATTTTTAAGTCCAGCTTCTTCAATAATTTTTGCTAGTGAATTATAAATATTTTTTAAAGTAACCATTGGATATTCTTTGTTACCTTGTAGTTGGAAAGCCTGTAATTGTTTTTGTAAAATATTATTTAACATAACAATTTGTTGATCTTTAGAACCAGCACCTAAGCCAACATTAATTGAAATGTTATATCTGTTTTTCCATTCAGTAGGACTGACTGGTACAAACTTATTATTTAATTCTACAATTCTTTCTTTGTTTTGATACTTAACAGTAAGCTCAAATATTCTTCTAAATAAATCTTTAATCCCTGTTTCTGCAAACACTCTGGCGATTAGTTCCATTCTCATTTGAGATTGGCTCATCAAAGTATTTACACCAGTTGCAGTTTTATTAAGTGCATCTGCATCTAACCCTTGTGAATATCTTGTAACCCCAGTTCTAGTTTCTCTAACTGTGTCTAAGTATTCTAATAAAGGAAATGCTTGTTGTGAAATCGTTTGGTTTTGCATGGGTAGCATAACCTGACTTGGTGGTTGTTTAGTTCTAACCACACCACCTGGTCTTGAAGTAAGTAGGTCGTCCAAGTTGACCATTCCGTCCATAATAGCCACTCTGTTATTATTCGTTAGATACATATTATCTAATAACTGACGCATTACAGTTGATTTTACTAACTGCACATCTTCGACTAATTCTGAAACTGATCTACCATAAAATCTGTGTGGCATAGGAACAGGAGTTAAAGAACAGAAAGGAATGAAATCGCAAGGCATATTTTCTAAAATTGTGTTTGCGTTTCCACCAGCTACAATAACTTTTCTTAGTTCTGCAATACCATCTCCGTCCATGTCAATTTTAACATAGCACTCATAAATTTCTATATCTTCTGTACTCTCATCTGGAGCATCATTTATTGAACTTTCATCTATATCAGCAAACCTTGCTAATCTTTCATCATTCATGGTAACAGTATTTTGAGTAGGAAGATTATCTACCACATCTCTATCAAAACCCATTTGAATTAAATCGGATCTAGTTTTTAAAACTTTGTGTGCAACAAAATCTGCATCTTCAATACTTTTGGCAGACCTTTGAATTAAAAATTCTTCAGGTGGGATATTTTCTATTTTAACTTTGCCAGAGCTTGTAGTTCTTTTAATTATACAATTATATAGTTTAGGAGTTGGTATATCCTCCATCACTTGACCTTGTGCTTCGGCTAAGGCTTTTATTTGTTCAAGTTGTTCTTTTGCTTTTTCATCAACAAAACTTTCTTCTTCAACAACTTCAACATCATCATTATCTATTAATATTTGATATTCTTGTTCGTTTAAATTTTCGTAAGTTTCTTGCTCAACCTTTTCACTTTCGTCCCAATAAACTTTTACAATTCCATTCTTTTCAATTAACGCATCTTTAAACCAGGTATATAAAATAGAAAAACCATCATTGTCTTTGTTAAAGATATAATTGATATAGTTAGTTGCTTGTTCGGCAAGTGCTACATCTTCAGCTTTGACTGGCTCACACTTTACAGTTTGATCTGATGCTGTGAAAATTTTAAGTAGGTTTGGCAAGATGGTTTCAACTGTATCTGCAACATCTGTACTGACTACTTGTGATCTACCATCAATCTCAGTACCTAATGGTTCTCCCATATAATACTCTAAAGATTTTTTTCTTTGAGCTGATAGGTTTCCACCCATATAACCCATAGAGTTATTTATCTCTTGACCAATAATATTTTTTAATTCTAATTCTGTTACTTTGTCTGCCATATTAAACTATATAATTTGTTTCGACTGGTATTTCTTCGTCCCAATCACTAACTTCCACACCCTCACCTACTATTCCAGTTCTGAAGCTGTCAGCACAATGAGAAGCATAGTTGTGCATTGGTTTATTTCTAAAACATTGATTTTTGTCGTCCCACCTTTTTTGGTAAGCCTTTAAATTCTCAAGAGCTTTTTGACATTTATTTTTGTCAAACCAACAATTAGGAAGTGCTTTTCTTACAGCTTCAATTCCATCTTCGATAGATAGTTTTGGTGCTACTTCAAAAGCAATACCTAATTCTAAAGCACTCTCCAATCTTGATTTACCAAAGTTACCTATTTCTCTAACCTTAATATCATGTGGAGCTATATGCTTTGAATACTCATATTCTTTTCTATTAATGACATCTACATAGTGATCTAAACCCTCACCAGCATTTTCATAATAATCTATTAATCTGATCTCTCCTTTATACCTTTGGACAAACCATATCGCTGTGGAGTCATTTAAGCCTAAATCCCACCATGTTTCAGTATCAAGGTTCTCATCATACAGATTGTCTGTAATCCTATTCTGTGACTCTAATTTTTCGATTAAAGCACCATAATATGAACCAGTTATCGCAGCTTGGAAACTGCACTCAAATTCTTGTTCGTATAAATCCTCAGACATCATCTGCTTTGCAGCAGTTAATTCTTCTTGATCTAATATGTTTGTATCACTAGCTTTAAATAAACCAGCATACCAACTTTCATTCTTCTTAGCTTCTTCAAATAATTGAAAGAAGTAGTTTCTACCTTTTGGTGTTCCAATAAATACACACCACCCTTTTCGGTCTGCCAGAGCTGGTCTTATGACTTCAGGAAAGATAGTAGGCTTAATGCTTTGAGTTTCGTCAAAAACACAACCATCTAAAAATATACCCCTTAGAGCTTGATCGTTCTCAGCTCCAAGAATTGTAATCCTTGAACCATTCGGTAGATCACATCTTAATTCTGACTCATTAAACTTAGTTCCAGGTATTTTACCAGCGAACTGTTTAATATAATCCCATGCTGTCGCCTTACCTTGTTTAAAGGTAGGAGATATAAAAGCATATCTAGGGTTTGGCAAAGGACAAGTAAGTGCTGCTTTAATCATTTGATTAATCATCATTACTGTCTTTCCAGCTCTCCTGTGGAGAACTAGAACACTAAATCGGTGCTTATCGATTTTTTTGTGCAAAAAATTTTGGAGTTCTCTTGGCTTATATGGAATGACTATTTCTGGCATTTTTAAAACAAAACCCCCCTAATGTACTGTAACTCCTTGAGGTACGTTTAGTAGTTGTTCAATGCCAAAATCTTCCATGATGTGAGTTGAGAAATATCTACATTCTCTAAGATCGTTAAAGCCACCAAAGTGAACAACAACAGATTTGCTGCTTTCCATAATGTAAATTACTGCTGAGTAGCCTTTTTCTTTGTCGTCAAATTCCATCATAAAAAATCCTTGATCTAGTTGTGTGTAAGTCCCATCAATTTTAACAAGCCACCGATATTTAATTTGGTGCATATAGCTTTTAAAAACCCCCTAAAAGCTCACAAAATAACCAATAGAAAAAAGCATTTGATTGTTAGTCAATTGGTATTGCTCAATTAATATTGTTTTTACTTACTTATTGAATCTCATGTTGCTTCTGTGTTGCTTAGTTAATCAATAACTATTGAGATCCTTAACATTTTGGCAAATCTGCCAGTAAATCTTTATAAATGTATCGTATAAATTTGTTTGTATCAGTTGAATAATTTAACTAATAAACCCTGTAATCATTAAACAATTCTTATTGCTGCCATTTAATTTCTATTGGTTTATCACCACCATTTAGAGTCAATTTAGTATCTTTTCCATAACGAACAGGACTTAAAACACTAGATAACCACTTTGCATTGGATTGCATCTCTTTAATTAAATGAGCAAATGGTAAAGAATTATCCATTTTACCAGAATTCTCTAATGTATTAATAGACTCCATTAATTTATCTTGAGCCTCTGCAATAACCATTTCAATACCAATCTTTTTACAAGTGTAATATTGATCTTGTAATTTCTCATTATCTTTTAATTTCTGGCTAAATGTTGGCCAACTTACCATTTCAGGATCTTTGCATATTTTCCTTATGCTTTCACCATTACAGAGTCGTTCCAATATTCTTTTTTCTATTGTCTTATTATATCTTATATTTGCCATAGTTTATAATCGTTCTAATGTTTGTTAAGTGTTGCATAATTGCAACAGTATTTAATTCTCTTTAAAGTTGTTTCTTTGATATTAATTAATTTAATATGAAGTTATCATTTAGTTGACAGTAATATTTAATCTGGTATTAATTAACTATGATTCAAATTAACCAAATTAACAAGGAGCAAAACATGAATCAAAATAAAATACCATTTAACAAAGTTGATCAATCAATACTTCAAGACATTGCTGGTCAATTAGTTTCTAATCATGTTCGATCATGTCAATCTATGCTTGTTCATGAACTTATGGAAAAAGAAATATTATATCCAGATCATTATGAAAATCTTTTTATGTCTGATGAAAGAATAAAAGAATATCACAATGTAAGTACAGATGAAGAAGTTGAAGAAATTAGAAATAATGGATCAGATATTAATGAAGTTTATGAACATTGGTTAG